TGGATGGTTCATTTAAAGAAGTACAAGCCTAAGGCTGAAAACATTAAAAAATTAGAAATTTATTTAAACAAAATAAATGGCGGACGTAAAGATAAGTCAACTAACAGCGAAAGCGGCAAAGGTTGAAAGCACAGATAGAATTCCAATAGCAGATTATAACGGAACAACTTACGATACTAAGTATGTAACGGGTTCGGAAATTAACGAACTTAGCTTAGATACTTCACCTCAGTTAGGTGGCAACTTAGACGTTAACGGACATACTATTACAAGCGCTTCAAATGGTGACGTAATTATACGACCTAACGGAACAGGAACAGTAGTAACTGAAGTTAAATTCAATACTCAGACTACTAATTATGTTCTTGACCCTACGGACGCGAGTAGACTTGTTGAAATGAATTTAGCAGGTGCAAATACTTTAACGATTCCTACAAATATTGTAGTGCCTTTTCCAATAGGAACTCAAATATTAATAGCTCAATACGGAGCAGGTCAAACAACGATTACGGCAGCAGGTGGTGTAACATTACGTTCAAGCGGTGGTAAAACCAAGATAGCTGCTCAATATGGCGTAGCTACATTAATAAAGCGAGATACAAATGAATGGTATTTAGCTGGAGATATTACTACTTAGAACAAAACACGAATCAATAAGTTATAAAAATAGTAAATAATTAAAAACATAATAAAATGTCAATTACAAGAATAGATACAATAGCAGCTCAATCAGGAACGTTTATTGTAAATAACACGGCTGAAAAGACGGTAAATTCTCAAGCTATCATAGTTTTAGAAGATACGGTATTTAGTTCTATAAAAGTTGGTGGTTCGGATGTTAAATCGTCTTATATTGCTGCTACTGCTACTGCTGTAAAAGCTGGTGCTATCATTCGCGGCATACAAGGTGCTGTATTTAGCGGTGTTCAATTAACTTCAGGAAGTGTAGCACTTGTATTGGTTTAGTTATGTATGGTTACGGAAATAGTATGTTCTTAGCAACACATGGAATATTAGCACGAACTGCAAGTGGAGGAGGTGTAGACCCCGATGCACAAGCATTCATAACAGCTGCTTCAATTACAGACCCTACACAACAAAGTGCTATTAATCAGTTAGTTCTTGACTTAAAAGGTTATTCAATTTGGACAAAGTTTAAAGCAATCTATCCAATAGTAGGTGGTTCTGCGAGTTCTCATGCTGTGAATCTTAAAACTCCTGGCACATTTAATTTAAGTTTTACTACAGGCTGGAATCACTCAAGCACAGGAATGACTCCAAACGGGGCAAGTGCTTATGCTAATACTTCATTAGTTCCATCAAGCGTATTGAGTTTGGATTCAACGCATATCTCTGGATATATAAGGACTAACTCAGTATCACACGCACCAATTTTAAGTTCTGAGAATGCGGGAAGTTATGACAATGGATTGTATATCTGGCCGCTACAAAATCAGGGATATTATTCAGTTAGAATAAACGATAATACAAGCACATTTGCAACTGTTACCTATGATATAAGGGGATTGCATTTAGCTACAAGAACAGCTTCTAACGTTAAAAAATACAGAGTAAATACTACACAAATATTTAATAGTGGTGTTTCATCAACAGCTTTAAATACAAGTAGTATCTATATTGGTGCATCAAGAAATAATGCTAATTATTTTAGTAATGAAATAGCTTTTAATTCAATAGGTGACGGATTAACCGATGCAGAAGCAGCTAATTTTTATACAGCAGTTCAAACATATCAAACAACTTTAGGAAGACAAGTATAATGGAAGGAAGAATAGTAACAAACCAACAAGCTCAGGATTTACAAGGTGTATTCTTTGACGCAGATACATTCTTTAATTTTGTTCAGGATATTAACGATGTGTATTTTTTATTTTTAAGTGAGCAAGACGAGGCAGACATCGCAAACACGGAGTATGCATATTTATTAGATATTCCATTAAGTCCATTTGAGCCTAAGCCTGCACCATTTCCACCAATAGAAAATTAATTTAAATGAAACAGCTATTACAAGAAATAGGTTTTAACATAGGAATCAGTGTTGCTGGTTTTTTTGGAAGTTTAATCCTAATAGGAAAAAAGCAATCAAACAATTTAAAGACTACATTTTTTGCAATAGTTACAGGTGTTGCAAGTGCTAATTATATTACTCCTATAATAGTAGATGTTTTACGTATGGACGAAAAATACCAAATGAGCGTAGCATTTATTTTAGGGTTTTTAGGAGTTAAAGGGGTTGAGTTTGTGAGTAATTATCTTATAGAAAAATCACAAAATGCAAATAATAAGCCTAATAAATAATATTTCTGACTTGATTATTTCAGTTAGTTTAATCTTTTTCCTTTACTTTGTTTATCGTGAGGGTGGAATGATTGAAAAGGTTAATGTTTTAGAACGTCTTTTTGTAAGAATAGCTTTAGCTCTTGGGGCGAGTGGTTCGATGTATGATTTTTTAAGTCAATCAAATAGAGCAACGTTTTTAATTCATTTGTCTTTTGCGATGATATTTAGCTGGGCAGCTTACTTTCATTATAAATACATAATTAAAAAATGAGTTACGACTGGTTAAAAAAAGAAACGGCTCCTAAAATCTTAGTCCAAGCAGTTAAACAACTTGGGGTTAAAGAGTTTGTAGGTAAAACACATAACCCTATAATATTAGGTTGGGCAAAAGACTTGGGTTTATCAAACGTTTACACGAATGATGAGATACCTTGGTGCGGTCTTTTTGTAGCTTATTGTTGTCATGCTGCAGGATTAGAAGTAGTAGAACGTCCGTTATGGGCTTTAAACTGGAATAAATACGGAACTAAAGTAACGGAGCCTATGTTAGGTGATGTTCTTACATTTAAACGAAATGGAGGCGGACACGTAGGAATATATGTAGGTGAAGACGTGACACATTTTCACGTGTTGGGAGGCAATCAAAATAATTCGGTTAGCATTTCACGTATTGCTAAAAATAGATTAAATCAAGCACGTAGGACAGCATGGAAAGTAGCACAACCGGCAAACGTTCGTAAAGTGCATTTAGAGCCAAAAGGAGTAATAACAACAAACGAAGCATAATGGCAAAGAAAAATTTAAAAGTAGAAGTAGATACCGAAAACGTAGATGTTAAGGTTGAACGCAAAGACGGAAACGTTAAAGTAGATTACGATTCTAAAAACATAGATATTAAAGTAGAAAAGACTGCTGAAGGTTCCGAGGTGAAAGTTGAGGCTAACGGCGGTTTTTTCAAGTTAGTAGGAAAAATATTAGGAAAAGTTTTGTTACGTAGAATAAAGTAATATCTTTGTACTGATTTTTGCATATTTCATAATTTTAATTGTTAACGAGAACCCTTACTTCGGTAGGGGTTTTTTAGTTTATAGAAAAAATATTTTGTTAAAAATGTAACATTATATTTAAAAGTATAGTATATTTGTACCAAACAATTAAATTTTAAACTATGAAAAAACACTTTTACGACTTGTTAGACCAAGTTACACCAGCGAACGATGAGCATAAGGACATTTTAAGGTGCTTTTTAGGCTTTTTCCCGCTACTTCTCGTAACGATTGGTGCATTGTATTCACTTTTAATTTTAATGCGATGAGAACGAAGAAAAACACGAAACCAACATTTCTTGAAATAATCAACTATTGGCACGACCAAAAGAAAAAGAATTTAGGCAGGTTTAACATGGAGCATTATTTAAGAGTTTGTCAGGCAAAAGCGTATAATGTTCGATTTGATGAAAACAATAATATGATAAGGATATGAAACGCAAAGAAGTTACAGCAGTATTCGAATGGACAAATGAATCCGTCTTATTGCAGCAAATAGAACGTTTAAAGGAATTGCTTTTACAAGGTAAGGAATATCACGAAGATGTTTACGATAAAATGAATCTCCAGTTTATGCAGAAATATGAAAGAATGCGTAGCTTTAAAGTAATTAATCATAACGAAATAATTATAAAATCAAACGTATGAACCAAGACCCTAAAAAGTTCGCTGTTGAATTAGTAGATAAGTTCTATGTAGGACTGCATATTAAAGACTATAAGACGGCACGTAACTGCGCTATCTTTACTTGTCATCAAAGAATACAAGAAACGCTTACATTAACACGAATTAAGTTTTTAAAAGAAGTTATAACAGAAATAGAAAAGCTATGACAGCAAAAGAGAAAGCAGAGCAGTTGTTTATTCAATATAGAAGTATAATAGCAGGTCAACAATTTATAACTGGGTTCGCGTTAATGTCGGAAGCAAAAGAATTAGCAAAACAATGGGCTATAATTGCGGTTGAGGAGATATTAGATAAAGACGGATATAATCAATATTTTTGGAATGAAGTAAAACACGAATTAGAAAAACTATGAAAGTGTTTAAACTATACAACCCTAAGCAAAAGATTGACTATCGTAAAATAAAGCAATGGAGGGTTCGTGTTAATATATCGAATAAATTTTATAAAAACGAAGAAAACGATTAATTATGGCAATAGTAGTTTATAAAACATGGTCAACAACTGGAGATGAAATAGAAATATACTGCTACGATGAGGGCATTGGCATTGATATTGTTTCTCATACTGGCATAAATTTGACTATTGATTACGGAGATTTAGATAATTTGATAAAATATTTTCAAGATTTTAGACAAGATAAAGAATAATTTTTTATATTTGCCTATCTGAAATTACAACCACATGAATCAGAAGACTTTTTTATTAACCCCTGAATGCGAAATGCCTCGTGGTTGTGGCTATCGGTTCGGGGGTTATGCTTTAAATAACAACCATGACAAACAAAAAAGAATTTGTAAAGGTCAACATCGAAGACCTTGAATATGCCAAAGAGTTTTTTGATAATATAGCCGATTATTCCTTATGGCTATATGCAGTTACCGAATATTATCAAGGTAATGAAGTTGCAATTAATAAGAAAATTGTAAAAAAATATTTTGATAATTACAAAAAGACGATGAACATCGTAATTCAAGCTAAAGAATTTGGTAAACAAGGTGCGTTGAAACGTATTGAAAAACAACAAGTTAACATTGATACCCTTGAAGACCCCCTTAAAGATACCCTTAAAGAGACCCTTGCAGTAAATAATAAAGTATTAAATATAAAGAATAATATAGAAGAACGCAAATTAAAATTTGCAGACGCGCTTAAACCTTTTTTAGATGAGTATGGTAGGGATATGCTAAACGACTTTTATTTTTATTGGACTGAACACGGTGAGAATGATAAAAAACTTAGATTTGAAAAAGAAAAGACATTCGGTATTTCTCAAAGGTTACGAACTTGGTTTAGTAGAAACCCTAAACAATATCAAAAAGAGGATAACAAATTTAAAGCACCTTGGCAATGAACGGATTTAAGATAACTGAACAAGGCGATATTGTAGAAAAGATTTACAAGCACCGCGATAACTACCATAAAAAAGGAATGTTTTTAGGTTGGGAACAATTACACAAACATTACTCGATGACCTTAGGTAATTGCACCGATTGGACTGGCTATCCTATGAGCGGTAAAACACAAGTTTTAATGGAACTTTTAGTAAACACTTCTAAATTTTATGGATGGAAGCATTTAGTTTATTTTCCTGATGTAGGTAACAACGTTGAAATTGTAGCTGACTTAATTCATAAAAAGACTGGTAAAAGTTTTAATCCAAATGCAGAAAATGTAATTACGGATATTGAAATTACTCACGCTATGGAATGGGTGTTTAGACACTTTAATATTGTTACACGTAAAGATACAAAAGGAAAACTAAGCCCAAAAGATTTTTGGGAGTGGGCTATTGAATTAAAAAACACGGATGAAGGATTGCACACGGCTTCGATTGATAGCTGGAAGGATATGAGCCACGATTACGAAAAACACGGAGGTTACGCACAATATTTAGAATATATTTTACCATTAAGAAACCATATTGCAGAACAAAACGATTTGCATTTACACACGATTATCCACCCTAAGTTGACTGAAAAAGAAAATGGGAAAAGACCTGCTCCAAGCCCTTACGATTTAAAAGGTGGTAGTGAATGGTTTAACTCTGGTAAATCAATGATAACAGTTCATCGTGAGGATATTTTAAGCAATGAGGTTACAATTTACTTTAACAAAATTAAACCACGTTCAATAGGCGAAGTCGGAAGCATTAAAATGTATTTTGACAAAGATAGATTGACGTATTATTTTCAGGATGCAGAAAACAACAATTACACGAAATATTACGCAAGTGAACAACGTAATGTAATTTCAAATAGTTTTCCGGCTAAACAACTTCCTTTAATCGAACCTGATATAGTTAACGGAAAAGAATTACTTTCGTTTAGTGAAAAGTTAAAGCAAAATCCTTTTTGATTATGAAAACAATAAATAGCCTTAGCGGTGGTAAAACATCAAGTTATATAGCTGCTAATTATCCAGCTGATTATAATATATTTTCACTTGTAAGAACAAACGATATTTCGTGTTTATTTCCCGATTCAAACATTCGCCAAATCGTAAGCGATAAAATCGGAAAAGAGTTTATAGGAACGTTAGAAGAAGATACTATAATTTACACGATGTTAGATTTAGAGCAGTTTATAGGTCAAGAAATAGTCTGGATAAGCGAAAACACGTTTGAAGATATAATTAAAAAACATGGAAATTATTTACCGAATTTAATGACACGTTACTGCACTACGGACATGAAAGTTAAACCAATTGCTCAATGGTGTTACGAAAATACGGAACTACCAATAGAAATGCGAATAGGTTTTAGAGCAAATGAAATGAGCAGAGCAAAAACAATGAGTGAACGTGCTATTGATGGAATAGAAAGTTTTAAATTTAAGGTTGGAGAAAAAAACGGACGAAATAAATGGCGAGAATTACCATACCGAAAGACTACTTTCCCTTTAATTAATGACGCTATATTTAAAGACACAATAGAAAACTACTGGAAAGATAAACCTGTTAGATTTGCATATCAAAATAACTGCGTAGGTTGTTTTCACCGAAGCGAATTAATGCTTAAACATATGAGTAACAAAGCCGAAAAGCAGTTTAATTGGTTTATTGAAATGGAAAAGAAAAACGGATGCACGTTTAAAAGCGGAATAACTTACGAAAAAATTAAAAGTTATCGAACGCAATTAGAATTATTTGACGATGATTTTAATGAATGCGATTCAGGATATTGTGGTTTATAAAATGAATAGTATATCATACAAAAACACGGAAATATGGACGAATTGAATATTATATCAGCCAAAGTAGGAATACAAACTACTTTCTTAAAAGTTAAAATAAGTTTAGAGGAGATAAAGACGAACCACCCAAATAGAAAAGACATAATCGATTCAATGGAAAGAACCTTAGCAGACCTTCAAGAAATTAGTTTAGTTTATTCAACGATGGAAAAAGAATATAGAGCTGCTTTACAGCAAAACTTTAGACTTGAAAGATTGCTTCAGGAAGAAAAATTTAAGAATAAAGATTTGCAAAGTCAATTAAATTTTAAAGATGTCACGTTGTAAGAATTGTAAAGAGAAATTTGAGCCAGTTAAGTTTCTTCAGAAATATTGCTTAAAAGATGAGTGCGTTCGTGTTTGGGTAGAATCTGAAAAATCTAAGACTTGGAAAAAGACGAAAGCAAAAGCGAAGTTAGATTTAATGACATTAAGCGATTACCTTAAATTAACCCAACAAGTCTTTAACAAGTGGATAAACCTACGAGATAAGGGATTACCTTGTATAAGCTGCGATAAACCAATTACAGGACGTGTAAACGCTTCGCATTTTTGGAATGCTAACAACCATTACAACGTTCGATTTAATGAAGATAACGTTCATAGTTCTTGCATTACGTGTAATCAGTTTTTGTCTGGCAATCTTCTTGAGTATAGAACGCGACTTATTTCAAAGATAGGCATTGAAAGATTTAACATATTAGAAGCTGAAAGTAAGGAAACACGGAAGTTCACAAAGGATGAGTTAAAGGAAATAATTAACATCTATAAAAAAAAGATTAAACAATTAGAGTTATATTAAAAAGAATAATTACTTTTGAACCAACAATTAAAACTTAAATTATGAAAACAGCAATAGATGAATTAATTGAATATTTTATTGAACAACAAAAAAAAGGGTGTTCTAATTGGTGTATTCACGATTTAATTGCTCAATTATATAAAGCTAAAGAAATAGAAAAAGAGCAGATAATGTGGGCACACGAGTCAGGAATTGGATGCATTGATTATGGTTATGCAGAAGATTATTACAATGAAACTTTTAAATCAAAATAGAATGAGCGTAACAAATTTCGAAGAGTTCACACACGAACTCACAAGCGAAGAAATGGAGATTTTACCTGTAGTGGTACACGGATTCAGAAACTACAAAAAGGCGAACCCAATTAAGTCTGAATTAATAGTAACCCGATTAAACGAATATCTTTTAGCACGAGGTTATAAAATTAAAATGACTGGAGTACGTTTGCGTAAAATAGTTAATTACATTCGTACAAATGGTATTATCCCTCTGATTGCTACGTCTAACGGATATTTTACAAGCGATTGTAAGGAAACGATAGCCGAGCAGATAAAGTCACTTCAGGAAAGAGCTAACAGCATTGAACGATGTGCGCAAGGTCTTAGAAAATTTTTATAATTTTTTTTATTTCCATTGTTATATTAAAAAATATAGTTATATTTGTCAAACAATTAAAATTTATATTATGAAAAAGTTATTAGAAATTCAGGCAGAATTAAAATGCCCAAAGGGAAGTTTAAATAAGTTCGGTAATTACAAGTATCGTAGTGCTGAACAGATTTTAGAATCAGCAAAGCCTATCTTAGTAAAACACGAATCTACTTTAGTGCTTTCAGATACTATTGTAGAGGTAGGTAGTAAGCTATTTTTAAAAGCAACAGCAACATTAAAATGCGGAACTGACATCGTAGAAGTTTATGGATGGGCAGAACTTGGCGAACATAAGGGTATGTCATCTGAACAATGCACTGGCACAGCTTCAAGCTACGCACGTAAATACGCATTGAATGGTTTATTCTTAATTGATGAAACGGAAAGCGACCCTGACTCAAAAGACAATAAAAAAGAAGAACCCGTAAAGACGGAAAAAAAGCCTACAATACAAGGTGAACGATTCTTAAAAGCAATTGAAGCAATAAGAGCAGGAGAATTTACATCCGAAGAACTGCAAGCAAAGTTTGAATTAAATGAAGTTCAACAAAAAGCATTGTTATTGATATGAAAATACGTTGCTCACAAATAGGAAAATTAATGACTTCCCCAAAAACAAAAGGGGAGGTTTTATCTAAGACTACAAAAACCTACATTCAGGAACTTGCAATCGAACATAAATACGGAATCCGTAAAGAGTTCTGGAGTAGATACACGGATAAAGGTAACGAAGTAGAAGATGAAGGAATTGAATTAGTTAACGATGTTCTTGATTTAGGATTCATCTATAAAAATGATGAGAATCTAACCAACGATTATTTAACAGGAACGCCAGACGTAAACACGAACGAAGTTCTTTTGGATGTAAAATGTTCTTGGGATGCAACTACGTTTCCATTTTTTGAAAATGAATGCCCGAACAAAGATTACTACTATCAATTGCAAGGTTATATGTGGCTTACCGGTAAAGACGAAGCGTTATTATGTTACTGCTTAGTAAATACACCTTTTCAAATAGTTGAGGACGAGGTAAGACGTGAACACTGGAAGCAAGGATTAATAGATGAAAGTTTGGATGTAAGAGACTTTGTGCACTCGAAACATAACTTTGACCATATACCAAAAGAAAAGCGCGTCAAGGTATTCAAAATAGCAAAAAACGAAAACGTAATAGAACAAATTAAAGAACGAATAGAGTTAGCGCGTGAATATTATAACAATTTAATCCAAGAATTATGAGTGAAGATTTAAAAATTATGGGTTACTATCAAAACGTAACAAGAGACCAAATAGTGCAAATCAAAGATTTTAAAAAAGATAAACTTTGGTACGAAACTATAAGGCAATATGAAGCAAACCCTATAACAGAGTTCTGCTGTTCAGTTGAAAGATTTAAACGATTATATATTAAAACAAAGTAAAATGGAGAAAGTAATTAACGAAGAAGAATTTATAAGCATTATAGGCAACGAATCCTACTTTAAGTTTGTAGAAGATATTTATAAGCTGCTAAAAGAAAGCGAAGCATATAAACGCGAAGATGACGTAGTTTATTATATTGGTGCTTCACCTTTAAACGAAACAATGTGGTTTCATTATGAAGCATCTTTATTTAAAAAGGATATAGGAGATGAGTTTGGGTTTACACGAATGATAATAACCGATGACTTAGATATGACTTTAGACCGCATTAATTACGCAAAAGAAGAAATAAAAAAGAACGGTGGTAAAGATGGAATTTGGATTAATAATAAATAAATAAAAATGGAAAAAAGAGACAACAGCGGAGCGTTATTCACTAACGACAAAAGAGAAAAAGAAACTCATCCGCATTATCAAGGTAAGGCTACAATCGGAGGCGTAGAATATTATGTTTCAAGTTGGGTAAAAGACGGACAAAAAGGAAAGTTTCAAAGCCTAAGTTTTAAACCAGTTCAAGAACAAGCAAAGCCAACAGCTGAAAGACCAAATGGCAGACCAAATTATGGAAAAGAATTCGATGAATTTTTAAATGGTATATGAAACAACAAGCAAAGGTTTTAAGCGAAGCAAATGAACTAACGAGGTTAATGATTAGACACTACTTGCAAAAACACGAATTAAGTTTAAACGCTTTTTCTAAGTTAGTAGAGATAAAACAACCTAACCTTCATAAGTTTTTAAATGGAAGTAGCTTATCCAGCAAGTCAATTGAAAAGCTGGGTGAGTTCTTTAGCAAGTAAGACCCCAATTGAGATTGGTACGTCATAGTGCGGAATGTAAAAAGTTCCGCATTTTTTTTAAAATTATTTTGTAGTTATATTAAAATGTATTATATTTGTTCAACAATTAAAACTAAAAATTATGAAAGATTTATTTAAAAAATGCCCTGAGTGCGACGCAAGCGGTTATGTAACAGTAGATATCAATGACACTGATATACCTTACGAGCAAAACGAAATTGATTACACTTGTATGGTTTGCGATGGAACTGGTGGAGTAGTAGATAAAGACGAACTACTTGAGAAAATAGACCAAGTAAACGATTTAATACAAGGTATGCAGGTAAGAATGCGTTGTCATTCTGATACTATTAAGCATTGTAAAAAAGGAATGTTAGACCAATTAGCAGAAAAATACGTCTATAAATTAGAAATTTGTAGTTTAGCTTTAGGACGTTTGATGAACTATAAAAGAAAATTGTATAACTTAGTTGCGTGAGAATATTGTTAATACTTTTATTTCCTTTTATAATAGCCTTATTCGTTTTGGATAGGGCTGTTTTGCTTTTTGCATGGAACATACCAAGTATTACGATTCACAAATGGTTGTTTAACGAATACGAAATGGGTAAAAGCTTAGTTCGTGTTATTATAGGAATGATTGTTGTTTTAATGCTTATTTTAATTGGACTCTAATCAATTTCTGAATGACTTATACGTTGAACATAAACACTGGATTAAGGTTGTTAAATCGTTTGGCGAATATAGTTTAGCTGAGGATATAGTTCAAGAAATGTATTTAAAGTTAGCAAAACACGAAAACAAAGAAAGGTTTTACCGAAATGGAGTTGTTTATAAGGGGTTTATTTGGATTGTTTTGAGAAATATGTATTATGACTTCGAAAAAAGTAAGCACAAGCTACAAAAAGTCGATATAACGGAGGCAATTCAGTTAATAGATGAAAGTGATCCAAACGAAATGACGGAAGCACAAATAGAATTAGAAAACAAAATAAATAAAACCGTAGATAGTTGGCACTGGTATGACAAAATGTTATATGAACTTTATAGAGATTCAGGAATGAGTACACGCCAAATAGAAAAGCATACTGGAATCAGTTTTAAATCGGTATGGCAGACTTTAAAATATTGTAAAGAAAGTTTAAAAGAAGAAGTAGGCGAACATTATGAGGACTACAAAAACGAGGATTACGAATTAATAAAATAAAACATGGCAAGAAAAAGACGAACAAAAGCTGAAATATTAGCAGCTGAAAGTAAAGGATTAGGAGACACCGTTGAAAAGGTATTAGAAGTAACTGGAGTAGCAAAAGTAGCTAAATGGTTATTAGGAGAAGATTGTAACTGCGATAAGCGTAAAGAAAAGCTAAATAAGTTGTTTCCTTACAAAAAGGCGAAGTGTTTAGAACAACCTGAATACGAATGGTTAAAGGAATGG